ATGTTTTCTTGTGTTATTCTTTCATACTCTCTTAAAGAATCAGGATTTACTACCATTCCCGAACCACTTGTGCTAAAAGCCAATTTAGCCAACATTTGAGAAACTACTCTTTCGACTACATCTTCCATTAGTTTCTCAAGAGCCGATAAAAATTGTTCACCATGATATTGAAAAAATTCCTCAACATGATTATCTTGTAAAGAAAGTAAATTATTTACATTCTTAAATTGTTGGTCGCTTGTTGCTTGAACTGCGTTCATCACTGTTCCATTACTTGTTCCTAATATTCCCATATTTAGTCCTCCTTTTCTTCTAATTCTTCATTAGTTGCTTGAATTTGATGCTTTAACATTAAATAATTCATTCTATCTGTCATGGTATTCATTTCAGTAATAAGGCGAATTACTTCTTCGGTAGCCGTCTTATTATCTGCTAAGGAGGGTGGTCTTATAAACCAACCTGCGGCAGTTAATGAAACAACATCTTCTTTAGTTAAACTTTTAATTGGGCCACTTTTTAATATCTTTGGCATTTTAGGTTTAAATGCTTTAAAATCTAATCCATGTTTATCTGCAAGTATCTGTTGTTGTAGCATTTCTAATTGCATATAATGAGAAGCATGTTTAGGACAATATGTTCCTCTTAATGGCCTTCCTTTAATTACCCCGTCTAAAGGTATTGGTGGCCTTAAATAATCTCCTTGTTCCCAAATATGATGAAAACCACAGACAACACATCTGTCTTTTAAATTAAATTTTTTTCCGTATTTTATTCCTAAGAACTTCTTAGGTTCGGATTTTAAAACTGTAATTAGTTCTTTCTGTTGTTTCTTTGGTTTAAAAGTTATAAACTTATACTCTTGAACAACCCCACTTGCCCTTGCTTGTTGTAAGGGATTTAGTGTTGGGTTAAACTGTTGCGGTGCATTTTGTCCTATTAATTGGTTGTTATACATTTTCTATTCCTCAATAATCTTTTATCATCGTCATTACGCCTCTATATACCATTTCAGGGTCGGATTTTGCCGATACGATATACTTGAAACAAGGGATTCCCTTGTCGTTTAACTGCCTCATTCCATACTTAAAAGGTTCAAATATTTTATGTTTGTCTATGGGTTCTCCTTCTTTCGGTGGGTATTTTTCTCCCCATATATCATATTTATTAGCCCATATACCTATTGCTAAAGGATAATCCGATTCTTTCTTCCTCCTTCCTGTTGGCCATATATCGGAAACAATAGTATCAACTAAAAATTTCCACGCTACTTGATGGTCTAAATTGGCTTCGCTATCTAAATGTCTATGGTCTATCATAAAAATAATATATTTTACCCTGCGCTTTTGCATATCTTTTACCCATTCCTTCCAATAGATTGCTTCTCCGCCAATGTCTGCGCTTTTTATTGTATGAGAATCACCATCAATCTTTACATTTTTTCTTGAGGCTCTATGTAATCCGACTGTCCTTTCATTTATTTGGGGAACTTCTCCCCTTGTTCTAAGTTGGTGACTTAAAGTTGTTTTACCAACCATAGTCGCCCCATAGACTCCAAAATTAATAGCGTGAACTTTCTTCCAAAAGCCGATAACTGCTTCACCAACTAATATAGCAAAGCCTGTCATTAATGACATTAAACAATCACTAATCCCTTTCCTTCCATGCGTTCCCAAAAAGTAATTGCTTCACCTACGGGCATATGAACTAAGGGAATATCATTAGTTTCAAATTCACCTTCTAAGTAATCAATAAATTCTCTTAGATACTTTTCACCTAAGCCTTTATTTCTATATCCTCTTTTTAAGCCAAATTGATTAATTTGCCAATAAATTCCATATTCGCTATCAATTAATTCTGCTTCTCCATCACTTATTCTATCTTTAGAAATCCAAGAGTGAATGTTTTTAAGAATATTTTTCCACAAATTAATGCCCCCAAATATCTTTTGCCCTCGCTATAATCCAACCCATTATATTGATGTCAAAGACTCCCATAATATTACCTATCAAAAATGCTGATAGCCCAACACAAGAACCCCAAAACCATGCTCTCATTTTCAAAAAGAAAATATCGGCAGAATGCGCTCTTGTTTGATTATAAGCATAATCGGAGTCCGAGAACCCCATTAAATCTCCAAAGACCATTCTTTCACCGCCTATTGTAATGCGGCTAAGAACTCATTACCAACAGTATTCTCTTCTTCTTCTTGAATACCTTGATAAAGATTAGTATTGTATTGTCTTGCGCTTTCACGCATCTTGTTTCTTTGTTGCTCGTCTCTTGCTTTTCTTTCCCAAAAGGCCGCTATCTTTCTATCAAGAAGCCACATTTCTATCTTGTCATTCAAGACTAAATCAAAAACGGCCTTCATAACCATGATTGCACCTATTGTTCCTAATCCAAATAAAACCGAATGTGCTAATGCTCCATAAGGAAATCCTGTTCCAAATTGAGCATACGCCCAAACATTTGTTCCACTTAATGCTCCAACAAAAAGTATAGTCATAACTAAACGGGTATCTTGGCTTAACGCTGGCATAATAAAAACCTCAAGCAAATTCGACTGTAATATCTAAATGATTAGGAACTACTGCGGTAATACCAAGACTACATAAAACTCCATGCATGTCAAACTCTATACTTGTTCCTGCCGGTATGTGTAGTCTTGCGATTACTTTTCCCGAACCTGCTACATTGTCGTAAATGTTAGCCGTTAATGCTCCGTTGGTGTCATTAGAGCCATGCACTGATACAAGTTTTGATTTTCCCGAAACTACTGTTTTAGTCTCATTGGTTAATAGCCCGCTACTCCTACAACTCGCCATATTACTATCTCCTTCAAACCATCAACAAGGGCTATCCCTATTAACGCTATGGGTTTATCACTCTTCTAAAGATTGTTTTTTAGCCTTTGCAGGGGCTTTCTTTGCTTTTGTTTTAGCAGGTAATAACTCTTTACATAACTCATCATGCGTAGTTATTTCTTTACCAAAAGCCTTAGTTAGCCTTGTAAGCATTTTAGGGTCAATTTGTTTCAAATCTTTCCTATCGCTTTCAGTAAAAGAAATATCTAAGTTAGAATCACCAAATACTCTAAGAGCATCAATAGCCTCTACTTCAATAGAAGCGTCTCTATTTAGCATTTCACCAAACATTAACAAAGTTTTAGACCTTGAGCCTTTGGCTAATTTAATTGTTGCCAACTAAATCACCCTCAAAGCAATCCATAAACTCTAATCCTAACAATTCCTTCATCGGAAGTTCCGGCTAATTGAGCCGAACCTGTTGAAAGAATAATTTTAGCACTACTAATGGATTCATATGCCCCTGTATTGGAAACAACTGCTCTTGCTGATTGCCCTATTTCTTCAACTCCTGTCACCATTAATTGAGTTATTTGGCTCAATCCGACAGAAGCAGCAGTTAGAGTTATTCCACCTTGAACATAAGCGGTAATATTTACAATGGCATCAACCATATACTCATCACCAATTGCTTTAGGCTTTGTAAAACCTTTATGGTCTGCTAACAAACTTACTGTGTGTGTCAATTAAATCGCCTCACAGAAGGTTTGTAATTTTGCCTTGACCCTTAAAGTATGAACAGCCCATTTCTCCCATTGTTCGGTAAAGAGCCTTGTTTCCAAGAGAACCGACACCGAATGGGTTTCCGTTTGAAATACCATCTTCAAAGTATTGAGTTGGTTTCATAACAGATAGCCACAAATGGTCTGTATCAAGGAAAAGCATATCACTAATCAAAGAAGAGTTTGTTCCTGTTGAAGTCATAGCAGCAACCGGAATCATTGGTATATCGTAGTAAGTTGAAACTCTAAATCCGACTTCTTGACCCTTTACGCCTCTTACTCCATTAACAGTAGGAACAATTTCCTTTCTATCCATGAATCTTTCTTGGGCTTGTAGCAAGTCCGAGATAGTTTGTAGAGTATCATATCCTGTTAGAATAACCTTTGGAGAACCACCGGCAACTCTTAGTCTTCTAATCATATCGTTTAGAACAGTTAGAGTTAATTGTCGTGCTTCTGCTGAAAGGTAGCCATCACCGAAAGAAACTTCGGAATCAAGATATTCATTTCCTGCTGCACTTCGTAGTTTTCCATAAAGTGTATCAATCGCTTGGTCTGTTGCACCATCTACAAGGTTTCCACCGGAGTTATCCGCTAATTCGGTAATTTCAGCCGAGTTAGAAACAATCTTCAATAGAGAAGTATATCCTCTATCAATGGCATTTGCGGTAGCATAAGCAGTTGTTGGAGAATAGTTTTCCAAAGGCATAACAAGCATTTGGTTTTGGACTTCTGCGTGATGCTTGCCCATATCTTCTCTTAGTTGCGCTCTAATATCGCCAATTCCATCATCAATAGAAGCCATTTCCATAGCCAATTCACTGAAAGAGAATTGATGTGCAACAATCTTAGGGCTTGTAAATAGTGTATCATATTCCGGTGCAATTGAAATCAAACCATCTGTATTTGAATCAAGACTTGCATTTTCCGGAACACCACCAAGACGGTCTGCTCTAAGTGCATCAGCACCATATAATCCATCACTTAATGCGGTATTTGAAGCGGCAGAAACATCTAATTGGTTTCCTGCTCCACCGGCAGGTCTTTTCTTTAAAATTCTCCAACCACTTGATGAATAAGGTCTTTTTGAAATAACCGATAGTGCATTACATTCTCGGTTTAGCATAGACCATACTTTTTGGCCGTAAATCTTGTTGTAAAGATTTGCGTTAATGCCCGATGGTGCGCTTAACGAGCCATCGTGTGCAGTATGAATACCTGCTACTGTTCCTGCGGCCTTAAGCAATTGATTGCTAATATGGCCTGTTGCGCCTGTTCCATAGGTTTGTGCTTCTAAGTCTGCTATTGTATTAATATATCCTGTCATAATAAATCACCTTCAATTAAGTCCTCCGACCATTTTATGAATATCCGACCAATCCATTTCGGCCAATTCATCCATAGATGGGAGTTCAACGGTTGCCTCTTCTTGTGCTTTTAGGATTGTTTCCTTTTCAGCAGTTAGAGACTTTCTTAGTGCGGTAAATTCATCCTTTAGAGATGCAATTTCACTTGCAGCATCATATTGAGACTTTGCCAATACAGTTTCTTTATGAGAAACTTCACTGTTAAATCTTGTCTCAAATGACTTTTGAAGGTTATCGTAAGCCAACTTTTCAAGTTGTTCTTGACGGAAA